GCTAACCTCAAAATGTTTCACGTGAAACAATTAATCACTTAACCTAATACAAACCTTTTGCGAATTTGTTGCAGTTGTTGCCGTGCCAACTGTTGGCAACCAAAACACATTATTATTTGCGTCGGTGAAAATGTAACCATTTGACGCGTCACCATCTAAATAATTTTTAGCACAATAAGGGACGCCCATTTGATTTAACACACAATTAGCAGTGCCATAAGTTTTTAGGTTAATCGCTGGTTGAATATATAAATAATCGTTAGTATAAACTTGAAGGGTTTGTCTTAAAATTGTGTTGTGGCTTGCAGACGTTGGCGATGAGCTTACATAGATTCTTGCACTATCTGCATATGGATTATTTTTACCTATTTGGCAAAATAAATAAAAACCATTTGTATTATTTTGAAGTTCGAACGCCGATGCTGCACCCCAAAAACCTAAAACACCGTTGTTAGTGACGTCATTGTATGGGTTGCCAATCAACAACCCACCATCGGATAGCACTTTAACATATAAGTGTACTGCATATTCTTTAAAGTTGGCGGAATCGGAATGTGTACCGTTGGCATAGTGCACGTTAAAACGTCCATTTGATTGGACTTCAAATGACCAACCAATCGTACCGCCTGTAACTGTTGGTAAAATATAAAATTCGTTATCTTCGTTCAACTCCGTAACATTAACACCAGCTGCAATTAATTGCCTTCTTAGGAAATCCGACGAAGATGTTATACCTAAATCAACAAAACCTAGCTGTGTAATATCATAATTATCAATGTCGGTATAAGTGCCTTCCAGATATCCAAACAAATTGTTAGCGTCTCCCGTCGGTATATTTCTAATATTGTTCGCCATTACACCAAACGTAGCATCTGAAGCAGTCGCAACTCCCTTATCCGTGATAGCACTTGCGACTAAAGCCTTGCCATCACTGACAGAGTTTTTTAACTCAATCATATCCTCTTGCAGATTGCTAATGTCTGAATTAGTAGATGTAATATCCTCACTTAAACTATATTGTGTGGATCCAATAGCCCCAAATATAATATAAGCCAACTCATTGTTTGGTTTAAACAACTCGAGTGTGTTAATCGCTGTATCACTCGCACCGTCCCAAACCTGAAAAGCATTAAATGGAATGAGTACAGGTGTATCTGTGTTAGAATCAAAATCAACATTGCGCATTGAATAAGTAAATGTCGGTGTGAATGCCACGCCATTGTTTTTAACTGAAATCAAAACAAAATTAACTGCTTTTGTTGGCTCTAATTTCAAAAAATTACCTGGAATATAAGCCGCTTGACCTGTAGGCGTACCCTTATCGGATGTCACCGACACACTGCCAGTATCAAGAGAACCCCTCTTAATAAATGTATATGAATATGGGTCAAAAGCTTCATCAATTTTAACATAAAGATTTCGACCTTCGAACCCTCTCATATCAATTATAAAGGACGTGTAAGCAGTGTCACCGTCAGCGCTCCAATTATAAAATCCACCTGAAGAAGTACGCTGAAACTTACCAACTATCGGGGTTGGTGTTGGTCTATACATTACTTTTATTCTAGTACCAGCTGCAATCTGCGAGTTTTTGCCGATTGCATAAAAATTAGAAACAAGTCCGCCTTTTGAAATATCACCGTCGGTAATATTAACAATATCGTAAAAATCAGTCTGGCGTGCCATTGTCTCCGCAAAATTCGAAATGAAATTTGGGTTGCTAAGAAGTGAATTAACAATATCCGGATTATTGGTAATATAATCATTAAAATACTCATCAAAATATTCTGAATTGATAAGGTCTTGAATTAAATCCGGATTATTTGTAATAAAATCGTGAAACCAGTTATTAAATGTTTGAGAGCTTGTTAACTCATCAATTAATTGCTCAACAAAATCATCCGATTGAATATACTTTTTGACCTCATCAATAATAAGCTTTGATAAATCGTTTAATTTAGCTTCAACCTTGTCAAGTCGAGTGTCTAGATCCTCTATCGCGTCCGCTAAACTATCCATGTTATCAATAATGCCATTAATCAAATCGCGAATTTTACAAAGTACCTCATAATAAGAAAGTGAATCATCATAAACCAACGGTAGCACCTTTTGGCACCAAAATCTAAAATTTTCAATTTTTTTATAAGCCATAATTTTTAACCTCCATTTTTTAAATTTTACCATAAGTGCAAAAATAAGCACTCATATTCGTTGATAAACTCCATGTCAATATTTCGAATAACATCCCTGTACTTCTGGAGCATCTCCATGTATGTTTGACCACTTGATTTTCCCTTGGTATGCTCTCCGCTTGCTTCCGTATCGCCATACTGTGAGAAGGACGAACGCCCCGACATTGTAATATTAGCGCTTGTGCTAGTGTTCTTGCCTTGATTAGTGCTTTCTTCAGCGTTGGTTGTCTCAGCTGTCCTGTCGGCGGTAGAATCATTTGTGTTTTTGCTGGCATTTGTCAAATAAGATAAATCTTCGATATTATCAATTTGACCTTGTGGCGTATCGCTATTATAAGTCCACGCAGTAGACTTTGTTTTTTCATTGGTTTTATCTTTATTGACAAAATTCCTTGTGCCAGCTGTTGCGTCGGTGCTATCTGTTCGCCCCTGGCTATCCTGCGTACTCTCGTCATTTGATTTATTTTGACCACTTTTTTCGGCGGCTCTCTCTGTGGTGTAATCCATATCCTCAAAAATAGGGTATTTTAAAATAGCCGATTTCCATAACTCATTATAATAGGGTAATATCTCAGACGTGAGTAACCTATAGTGATATTCCCAAAGTGCAGCAGTCTCAAACCCTATCTCCCTAAAATAGTAGTGCTTAAAAAGTTTGGTAAACAAATCTTTTTTATGGTCGATAAGCCACGGAAACGATTCATTGATTATTTTTTGGACGTCTGGTGAGTCGGTATAAAAATGATCTGTTGGTAAAAAATAATTTGTAACAACGCCTTTAATCATTGGGAGCGTGGCGGTAAGTCCAACACTTTCTTTCATTCCACCTTTTGACTCGATTATATATCTTAACTCGGTTGTGTATTTACTCATTTAAAGGTTCACCCCCTTCCATTGTTGGCTCTTTTGTTGCGTCTGCACCGTCATTATAAAAGTCATTAAATCTAACCTTAATATCAGTATTAAACATTTTATTGTATTGCTCGAGTGCTTGCTCTCTGGCTTGTAGTCTACTATTTCTACTTGCCAGCGTGCCACCAAGTGATGAGTTAACCTCATCCGATATTAAACGTTCTTTTTTATTAATATTTAGGTTTGATATACCTAAATATGTTAACGCCTCCTGCCATGTATCTTTTTTAAGTTGCAATATTTTATCGGCAACATATGGCGCCGATGTATTAAGGACCGTTAACGCCTCGGATATATTTAAGTTTTTATCACCAAAAATAACTGGTGCATTACCGTCATACTCTTTAAAAAGATTAGCCACCGTCAACTTGCTTTTTTCATCAGCAATCATAACAATCGGAGTTTTTTGCGCGTTTGCGTTAATATCAATAATGCTATCAAACCGCCACAATCTGAGTGCAAAATATTCAATATCTTCAATCGCTGGCGTGTGCATTAAATTATTATAGATAACTACTGAGTTAGACTCATTTAAATCATTATTATAGCCATTGCTTGCGTAAGCTCGACGCCTTTTAGGTATATTATAGATATTAAATTGTCCGTTTAAAGTAACTCGCGTGTTAATATCACCTATTACGTCATCACGAAAAAGCAACGCACAACCATTATTAAATAAGGTTTCTTCCAAAAATCTTGAATCCATTGTGTCTGGCATATCGTCGTAGATAAAAGATGATATAGCAAGCTCTTTTAACCTATTAAAATAGTAATAATATGACCTCATATTTTTATTAAGCGACTCGCCAAAAAAATTTTTAAATAACTTTTTACGTCTCAAATTTAATCACCCCCTTATAGTACATTGTTACTTACGCTATAATTACCTACGGATGTTATATTAGTCCAAAATGTGCACCCACTTTTAAAAATCTCTTTAATTTTAACAAGCGCGTAATTTGGTATTTTGCCGGTAGTAACAAGCTTATCGCACTCAATATAAGTATAATTTAATCTTGCGTGTAAGTTTGGCTTAGCAATTTTATTTTGTGCATAGCCAAAAATACTAAAATAATTGTCAATACTTTTAAGCATCTCAATAGGCAAGTGCGCGTGTGCAGTATGAAATGTCTGGCCACCGTGTGAACATAAGATATTGCCCGCCTGGATGTTACCTTGCGTCTGAGTTGGTGCGAGTGACTGACTGTAAGCGTCATTAGCAAGAGAGGACGCCGCCGACAACGCACCCGCAACCGTAACCGCTCCAGCTCCTGGAATTAAAGCCGCTGCACCTGCAGCCGCTCCAAGCGTAAGAACAGAAGGAACCGCGGACGAAAGCACCCATTGATTAAAAGTATCTACATTATAGGAACATACCGGATAATTATCAAGAGTTATTGTTTCGGTCAACATTTCTTTATATCCGGTTAACTCCGTGTATCTTCCTGCACCCTTATACCCTATAGGTGCAGCCATGCACCTCACGGGCTGAGAAGCGATTGTTTTAAATTTAATATATGGGGCATTTTTTTCTAAGTCCGTGTTAGCGTCAAAAAACTCGTACTTAAGTTTAAGCCCCTGACCCACTCCGTTATCAACGTGAAAATAACAATATGGATAAGTCAAAAGTTTATTATTTTTAGGTGTGTACGGTGTAGCATCCTGCGGGCGCTCAAAAACTTGCGTTAAAGATTTACCAGCTGCAGCAAATGGCATGTCGTAGCCGTCCGCAAAATCGTCTCCACTATTAACCGCATAAAATGGCACGGTATAAATAGAAAGAATAGCGTCTGTCCTTGACGCGGTTATATCTCTTATAAAAGTATTTAACGCCGCCACGCCAGCGGTAGTATTATTAAAAGCTTTTAAAGATGTGGCATTAAATACACCGTCAACAACATTTCCCGAGATGTCACCGTCTGGGGTATATGCTACAATTGTGGCAAGCTTTTTTAGTGGTATATATTCCTCATAATCGGTATACACATAATCTCCAAGTTGTACCGGCTCTGGCAAAATATTATCGCCGATTTCATCGGTTTCTGAGTGCTGCCTTATGATATAGGCTTGCCGCATGTCAAACCCTGTTTTATCTTTATTCCCAAAAACAAAAGTTTGTAAAACGTCGACCTCGTAATCAATTTCAACGCAACCCTCATTGATATATTTTACTGATGTAATAAAAGCAAATGTTATTATATCTGGTGTTATCGCATTATTAAATTTAATATAATTACAAGTAGCAATATCATTATAAGTAACACCCTCACCAGTAGCCACTCTTATAGTATGCTCTCTTATAAAACTATAGTTAGTATAGTTAACTATAATCTTAGGACTTATCATGTTAGATATGTCCCCCAGATCATCCGGGATAAACACCGAGTCATTATAGGTATTATTAAGTGGGACGTCTGCGTATAAATATAAAGCACTTGATGGCGCCATATTATCACCCCTTTATTTTTAATTTAAAAAACGCGGGGCGGAGCTTTTAACTACACCCCACGTTTGGGAGAAAGAATGGAAAATAATTTATATCAAACTTTAGTAAATGTTATTGTCTCGCCGACCTGTGAACCGTCGGAAATCACCGCATCTGCCGCGGTATACTGTGTGCCATTAACTACAATTGTAAGTCCGGTAACACTCGCACCGTCTGGGATAAGATAAGCACCGTACTTCTGCACGCCCACACCTGCGGTTACTGCCTGCTGAGTCTGAATATGTGTAATAACTCCACCGTTAAGTTTTGCGGTATCGTCGACAGTAACAACAACTGTTGTTGCTTCATCGCCAATCGAAACATCAGTAATTTTAGCAGTAATTTCATTTGGCATTGCCGGAACTTCCTCAACAAATGATATTGCATTTGAAAATGGTGATGTTGACACCACCTTCCACACATTAAGGAAATAATTCCAATAAACCCCAGACGCTACTGGTGTTTCGGTCATAGTGAATAAAATATCGTAAACCTGGAAGAATTCCTCATCCACAAGAACCGCCTTGACGTCCTGCATAAGTGCAAGCTCTGCAGCTGTAACTTCCTCAATCTGAGTTGAATTAGCTCTAATTTCATCAAATCTCGCGTTGTCAAATGTAGTGAAATCATCTATCAAATGAAGGCGTCCCATAAAGTCAGCCTTATCCATATTAAAAGCAGCTGAAAGAACGTTAACGTCATACTGCGCATTGAAAAATGAATCCATAAAAATAATCTGGTCATCTTTTGGTGTGCTAGTGTGCACTCCAGCATTGTTATACTCAGTCTTTAAAAAGGTGATATTGTTAGATACCCCTCTAAACTGGATAGCAGCATCTTTAATATCTGTGCCAATGCTTACTGGGTATGTCTTACCGTGAGACACTGCCTTAATAATAAGGTACTTAAATAAAAGATACTCGTCATATTCAGCAGCAGTATATACTGCGTCAATAATCTTAGTAATAAGATTCTGCACACCGTCCATTGACAGAAACGCCTGTCTTAAATCTTCCTGCTGAATTGTAATAGGGTATTGAACTCTAAAATTCATGGCGTGAAGTGCTGTTCTAACATCTGGAAGAGTTCTTTTTAGTTCTCTCTGCTCTGCCTTTTCAGCGCTAAACTCACGCGCCTTGGCAATGTTAACAAATACTTCCTCGATTGTTTCGCCGTTTTCTAGATAACCCTTTTTAAGGTGTTTATAAGGGTTGTTAAAAATTGAGCTTTTAGCCTTAACGAGTGCGATACGATTAATAAGGCCGTTTAAAAAGGTATTAGCAAGTGCTGGGTAGCCAAAAAGCACGTCACCAACCTTAATAATATCCCTCTCAGTCTCAACCTTTGGAACTAAATCCATGTACTCCTGGGATGCATTTGCTCTAATGACATTTAAAATGTCAATTGTACTTGCGTTTAAATTGCTTATTGCTACTTTTCTAGGCATAGTTTAATCCTCCTTTTCTTCTTCAAACAATTCATCATAAGATGTTTTTTCTTCAACTTCTTCTTCAGTTTCTTCAACTTCCTCTTCTGGCTCTTCTGGATCCGCTGAGCCTTCTAAAAATCTAGCCTTATACTTAGCTCTCCACTCGGCGTCGGTTTCCTCGACCTTATTTTTAAGTTCCTCGACCTGTTTAATAAGTTCGTCAGCATCACCGCCCGCGTCGATTGTGTCGCTAACATCCTCTAAAATCTCAATTGCAATGTCTGAGTTATCCTCGCCGATATACTCAGATATTTTGTTGATTAGCTCTTCTTTTTTTAAAATTGCCATTTTTTAATCCTCCTCATATCTGTAAATTTTCTGCCAGTAGCCAACGGGCGCTGGCTTGTCTCTCACGCTCACCTGTTCAGGTAATGGATAGCTTGCGCCATGTGCACCCATTGTAAGGCGCCTTTTAGCTCTGTAGCACATTTCAACATGTGTTTCCTTCCAAATGATATCACCCCGCCGCCATTTGGTAGTTGCTGGGAGCTCTTTAAATCCTAAAGCCTTTAAAATCTGGGGCATTGTGTACGTAGTAAAAGGGTACCCGGATAAGTTAAACCCAGCATCTTTAAGTGCATACCATATAAGGGAACTGCAATCATAGTGTCTAACACCATTAACTAATTGATTACCGCGGTATGCTTGTGAGTAGCCCACGCCTGGATCATTGCATTGATTAAGTATGTACTTATAAGATTTACGTATCTTTTTGGGAATTCTTTTTTTAAAAAATATCACGCATCATCACCCCCACCCTCTTTAAATTTTAAAAAGTCAATTAATTGCTGGATGACAAGGGTATTATTGTTAAGCACCTCTTTAAACTTATCAAGTTCGCTTAAATAACCTTCGTGCATTTTGTTGATGTCAGCGCGATTATTATCGTAAACGTATTTAAAAAAGTAACCCATAACTAAACACGCCACCACCGGGAAGCCATTGTTTGCAATGCTATCTAAAATAGTTGTATAGTCCAAAATACTCACCCCCCTAGATCCTTGCTGTCAATGTATGTTAACACGGTGTCTCTTGTGTCCTCTGTGATAAACCCGAGAAAAAAGGCATATCTAACAAACTGTTTAAGTTCTAAAGCAGATTTTAACCAGCTGGCAGCACGCTTATAATAAGGTACGGACGCGCGCACTCCATCGGCTACGGTGTCAACCTTAGCTTTTAATGTATCAACGTCAATCAAATTAATCACCCCTTTATTGACATATTTTTATATATCAATTATAATATATTAATATATTAAAAGCAATATAAAAGGGAGATGATTTTTTTGAAATTTTATACTGGTAATAAACTACTTAGTTATAAGGATATTAACGGAGATAAACCAGAGATATTTTTAGCAACCGGAAATAGGTCATCCGGAAAAACCACATTTTTTAATAAATACCTTATAAATAGATTTAAAAAGCATGGTGAAAAATTTATGCTTGTTTATCGCTGGGGGAATGAGTTAGAGGGTGTTGCAAGTAAATTTTTTAAAGATATATCCGCGCTTAAATTCCCAAATGACACAATGAGTGAGAAAAAGCGGGAAAATGGGACATTTATTGAGTTATTTCTCAATGATAAGCCTTGTGGCTATGCAGTAGCAATTAACAAGGCAGAAAAAATCAAAAAACTATCTCATTATTTTAATGATGTTACTAGGATGTTATTTGACGAATTTCAGTCTGAGTCTGGCGAGTATTGCCCGCACGAAGTAGCTAAGCTTATTTCTATCCACACCTCAGTAGCAAGAGGGCACGGACAGCCGGTGCGCTATGTGCCACTTATCATGATAAGCAATTTAACAAGTTTGATTAATCCTTATTATGTGGCACTTGGTATCGCTGACAGGCTCACACCAAATACTAATATATTGCGCGGTGATGGCTGGGTACTGGAGCAGTCTAAAATGCAAGGCGTGAGCAACGCTCAAAAGGTAAGCGCTTTTAATCGGGCTTTTAGTGGGTCAGATTATGTTAAATATTCCACCGATAACGTTTATTTAAATGACAATTTATCGTTTATTGATAATTTAAAAGGTCAATATACTTATATTTTGACATTTAGATTTGATGGCAAGGACTACGCTATAAAAGAGTATGCAGACAGTGGGTTATTATTTTGCGATACTAAAATTAATAAAGACTGCAAAATCAAAATTAGTGTCGACAATGACAGCCACAATATTAATTTTTTAATGCTCTCAAAATCTGAATTTTTAATTGTAAAGCTCCGAGACTACTATAATAAAGGCTTTTTTAGATTTAAAAATCTGGAGTGTAAGAGGGCATTAATACACTTGATCGGGTATAGATACTAGGTATCAACATTGACTTAATATATACGTATATATCAAACTCAACGTTTAAATGCACGTGATATATTACGGATGCTTTGAGTAAGCTATATTTTAGGCAGTGTTTAGATATAGGCTATTATATATTTTTATATAATAGCCGTTTTTATATTTGTTTACAAATTGTTAACATTTTGAACACACTTTAGACACAATTCTATTGTATACTTATAAACAGTTAAGGGAAAAGCCTTAACAAATAAAAATCAAAAGGAGAATAAGAACATGACATTATTTAATTTTGTAACAAGCGAGAGCTTTCCAATAACACTTACAGGCGTTATTGATGATATTATGGAAGGGATTATCACAGTGAGAGGAAACAAGACAGGTTGTAAGATTAATATGGGTAACACACCGGGAGATGTTGAACGCGCTATGAGAAGGTATTTGTTTATGGGCGAAGAATTAACGGATGACGAACACACATTTTTTGTTGAGATAAGATAGGAGAGTGAGAGATATGGATAATAACAGCGTATTAAAAGAATTAGATGAAATGATTGGTAAGATGGAAAAGGCGTGCGAAATTTATAGACTCAATGTTAAGCTTGCTAAGGTGTTAAATGTTGATTTGCCGGTTGATCTCAGTATTAAAATCAATGCACTTGCAGCCTTAGCCAATATTTGTGAAAAGGTTCATTATTACAACACAAATAAAGATGACGTTCTTTTTGAGTGGCTAACATTAAAAGCCAAACCAACCGTTGAAGATTCAATGATTGTCACCAGGTTATTAAACCAGTACTTAGATTTAAAGCGTGAAGTAGGTAATGTTGATTACTTTATACCAGATGAATTACGCAGAAAGTGAGGAATAAGATATGTTGGAAAAAGGCTTTTATAAAATAGCTCAAAGAGGTGGCACTTATATTGTGGCTACCTTTTATAATCCCGACACAAAAGAGATAATAAACAAGTGTGTGCGTGATTATGATTATGAGGATTGCAGCAGAGATGATGACGAACTTTATTACATGGAAATTAATGAGGATGTTAAAAAAATCTTCATGCATGACAGAGGGCATATTTTAATCGGTGATATGGTTAAAGTCGTTAAAGGAAAAACTATTGAACACGGTTATATAGGTGAGGTAAAAAACATTAAAGAGTACAGGAACAAATATGGACGTTGGATTGCTGATTATATTTATTTTAATGATGGAAGAAAAATAAATCGTAAAAATTGCATACTTCTAGAAAGTGAGGAATAATATGAATGATTTAGAATTATTTGCTAAGAGAACAATTGAGCAAGGTGGCGAATGGTGGAGATTAGAGGACGGTTTGTTCGTTAGTAAGTCGAAGCATCTAGTTAACAATAATTATTTTTATGATACTCTTGTTTACCAAGTATTTAATTCTGATGGTAAAAGATTGATGGCGTCAACATCTTATTTTTTAGCTTACGAATTTTGGGTTAATTTGAAAGAAAGTGAGGTAGAGGAATGATAAAAAAGCCACTTATAATACATCGTGATCTTGACAGTGTGATAATAGAGCGACACCATTGTGAGGATTGTATCAGCAGACAGGCGGCAATTCGATGGGTAAAAACTGAATGCAATCCATATGGAAAACCTACGCTTGATTTTGAAAGTGGCAAAAAGATCATAGAGTATTTAAAGCAAATGCCATCCGTCACACCAAAAGGTGAGGAAGATAAATGAGCAAAAATTTTCCAAGAGACTGTCCAAAAGACTGTCCTTATTACAAAAGCTGGGATTTATCTATTGATGATTATACGAATTTATGTGAAATACTTGGTATTCAAATAGATGATTGTGATGCTTATGGACCATTTCATGCTTCAATGTTATGCCCATTAGCAGAAAGTGAGGATAAGAAATGACAATGAACGGTAAACAAGCAATAGTTAGCTTAATTGAAATTTTGTTGGTAATGGTAGGCATGTGTTTTATTCTAAATGAAAATATTTTGAATAATGTTATTTTAGACATTATAATTAGATTAATAGCAATAGTTTATTGTGCTGCTGTTGTTTATTTTAGCAATATAATAAAAATAAGACTGGAGGACCTATGAAAATAGTAATTGATATAGACAAGGAAAGCTATGAGCATATTAAAGCGTACAAAAACGAAGATGTACTCCCTATGGGATGGTATGCAATCAGTCACGGCAAACCACTTACATCGGATGTTACCGACATTAATGTCGGGAGCAAAGAAAGTGAGGATTGTATAAGCAGACAGGCGGTGCTTGACCAGCTGAACCAAGCTTATAATTTGATAGACGCTGAGCACAGAATAAAAGCGTTGAAATCCGTCACACCAAAGCCAAAAAGAAGGATGAGACTGTTTAAAATCATAGACAATAACACAGGTGAAGAACCTACATATGATGTTATTACCGATCTAGCAAAATTAGGTGATTTAATGAGTGATGACATTGACGGTTTTTATGTCAATGAAGATGGTCAAATAATTCTCGTTGATGATTGTGGTAATTGTACATGGCTTGACACGAACAGATTTGATATAGAAGGTGGTGAAGAAATATGAACTATCCAGAAGAAAGAGACAAGGCGTTTATTGAGTTTGTCAAAAATGACAATATAAAACCGTTTGCGAAATTATGTAAAAAGTATGGACTTGTTAGGCCCAAATCGTGGAAAGTTGAAAGAGCTGGCATATATAAGGCGGTGCAGTACTGCACAAATATCCCCGAGGATGTGAAGGTTTTAGCAATGCAGAAATGCTTAAAAATGGGCTTTAATCCATTGATTAAGCCAGATTGAAGGTGATAGTATGGTTCCAGAGCATTTAATACCGTGGGTTAGACTACTTGATGCGGTTAATATCATGGCTGCTGAGGATGTTAAAAAATATTTAACGCTGGAGAAATCGGGTAAATTGCTTGACTTACCAAAGTATCGATATAATGAGTTAAACCGTAATTATGGCAGTGCAGCAGCATATTTTAAAAGTGATTATTTTAAAGAGTTAAATGACTTTGATGGCGCGGTAATTTTGAGGCGCATAAAACAAATGTACAAATAAAGACCGTTACAATTTTAAATTTTTTAAAAAAGGAGATTAAGAATATGAATATTTTAATTTTAACAGGTAGACTTACAAGGGATCCAGAAACAAAAAACTCAGCTAACACGGAAGTGTCAAAATTTACACTTGCAGTTGATGGCTTTGAAAATGGCGAAAAGACAGCTGATTTTTTTGACTGTGTGGCTTTTGGAAACCTTGCGAAATTTGCAGAAGAATATTTAAAAAAAGGTACTTTAGTAAATGTTTGTGGAAGATTAAAAAATAACAATTACACAGACAGAAACGGTAATAAGCAGTACACCACACAGGTTGTGTTATCCAAAATTGAGTTTGGCGAATCTAAGAAAAAAGATAGATAATTAAATACAATAAACGGTCTTTATTATAGATTTATGGTGGCGCGGGTGGTTCCCGCGCCTTAATTTTTAAGTAAAGGAGATTAAAAAATATGACAAAAAAGAAGATACTTGAAAGGGAATACAGAAAAGCAAGGCACGCGCTTGTTGAGAGAATCCGATACTATAAAAAGAAAACTGGGGTTAATGTCAATTATTTGCTACCTAAAAAACCAAAGAAAATAACTGAGGGTAGTATTAGAAGGCTTCAGCGAATAGACAGTAAAAAGATTAAAAAAGAGATTGAAAAAGTGAAGAAAAAAGATGTATTGAAATACTCGGAACTTTTTAAATTAATTGAATCAAATTTAAGGGTTATGACAGAGGGTGTTATCGCGTGGGCACGAAATCTGCCAGATAAAATGGGTGAGTTTATACGTGGAGAGTCTATACCGACTTTCTGGAAATGGTTTAATACGGAAATTGATAAATATACGGGACCACAATTTGCGGAAATCATCGAGCCGAAACTTAATGCTTTTTATGATAGCGCTTATAATGTAATGACTAGTTACGGAGAGTTGCAATTATCAAGAGCAATGGATAGTTTAACAAGTCTAGTGTACGGTAGACCGCTTAGCGTGTCTGAATCCGTAGCAGTCAACCAGTCATTAGATTATGTCGAAGGAGGATGGAATGATGAAGAAATCTAAAAAGAAAAAAAGAAAAGAATATATTTTTGCTTGCGATTTTGAAACAACTGTATTTGACGGTCAAGAGTCAACAGCAGTTTGGGCGGCTGCATATGTGGGTATTAATCATGATATTAAAGCGCAAGTATTTAATAATATTGATAATTTTATGTCAAAGTTTGAGATAGCTGCCGATAATCTGCAAAAATCTGCAAAGGTTATTTTATATTTTCATAATTTAAAATTTGACGGCGCTTTTATTTTGGACTATATTATCAACAATGGTTATAGTCGTGCTGATTTAAATTTTGATATTGGTGATACCTCAAAACATGAGTATGTTGAGGACCTGGATGACATGCCTAACAAGTCTTTTAAAACTTTAATTAGTGACCAAGGGCTTTGGTATACAATTACGTTAAAAACTGAGGGCGGTGGAATTATTGAGATAAGGGATAGTTTAAAGCTATTACCGTTTAGCATTGATAAAATCGCAAAAGATTTTAAAACAGAGCACCAAAAACTTAAAATTGACTATTGTAAGCATACAGCACCAGGCGAAGTAATCACACCGGAAGAAAAGGAATATATTTTAGCTGATGTCTACGTTCTAAAAGAAGGTTTGCAGCAAATGTTTAAAGAGGGTTTGACATCGCTAACAATTGGGTCATGCTGTATGAAAGAATTTAAAAGGCTTATACAAGGTCACCCGGTCGGACTCAATAAAAATAAAATGCAAGTTGAAATATATGAGCCAGAAGATTTCGAAAGATATTTCCCAGATTTAACAACATTTGAAATTGACCCCGAGATTTTTGGTGATGATAACGCGGACGCATATATAAGGCGTGCTTATAAGGGTGGTTGGTGCTATCTTAAAAAAGACCGTACAGACAAAATTATTAAAAATGGTTTGACCTTAGATGTTAATAGCTTATACCCTTCAAGGATGCATAGCGACGGCGGCACTTACTATCCTATAGGATTTCCTCATTTTTGGAGTGGTAACAAAATACCACCAGAAGCAAAGGCAAACCATAATTATTATTTTCTAAAAATACGTTGCAGCTTTGATATTAGACCTGGGTTTTTACCGTTTGTACAAATTAAAAGAAATATAAGATATATCCCGACTGAGTGCCTCACTTCTACAAATTTACTCGGTAAAAAATACGTCGAAACAAAAAACGGTGTGGAGCGTATCACGGTAGATCTAACTTTAACAATGACCGATTTTGAGTTGTTAAAAAAGCATTATTTTGTCGAGTATAAAATATTAAGTGGTTGTTGGTTTTATTCAAATATAGGTATTTTTGACGATTATATTAATAAGTGGATTAAGATAAAAGCTGAGAGCAAGGGAGCAAAAAGAACAATCGCCAAATTAATGCTTAATAATTTGTATGGTAAATTTGCGACGTCAAATATTAGTAGTTATAAAGTGCCTATTTTAGACGTTGACGGTGTGGTTAAATATTTTACCGTAGATAAAAGAGACAAGGAGAGTGGTTATATTCCAATAGGTGCGGCGGTAACAAGCTATTCAAGAGCATTTACAATTACGGCCGCACAAAATAATTATAAATATTTTAATTATTCCGACACCGACAGTATACACGTAAATTGTGATATTAAAGATGTTAAAGGCGTTAAGATACACGATAGTAATCTAAACGCCTGGAAAGTTGAAAATAAGTGGGACGTTGCTTTTTTTCATAGACAAAAAACTTATATTGAGATAGATGGAGACATCCAATATTTAAAATGTGCTGGAATGCCCGAGCGTTGCAAATCGTTATTTTTAAAATCGTGCGGATTTGAAAAAGAAATTGAAAATTTGACGGATGAGGAAAGAGAGTTTTTGAAAGAAAAACACGAGATAACCGATTTACAAAAAGGGTTGAAAGTACCCGGAAAGCTTAGACCGGTACGAATGCCGGGCGGGGTTGTATTAAAGCCAACACCGTTTGAAGTGTTATTTTAAAATGTAATATTGTAGGTAAAAAATAAAGGGTGCGACACCGTCGCACCCTCTCGCGGGTTGGGAGCCCGCTGGGCATTGGGAGAAAGGAAAAACCAAAAGGTCTTTTGATGAAACCATAGTTATTATAGCAAAGTGGATGGGTTGCGTCAAACGAAAAATTTTATTTTTTTATTTTTCTAAATCATCCGAGTGAAGCGTTGGGGAAAATTGTTAGTTACCTATTAACGTTACCATGCAC